CCTGGACCCCCGCCTCCACGGCGGCCGCAAAGGCCTCACGGTCGTGGCCCGCGAAGGCGTCCACCAGAGCCTCGTAGTGGTTGCCCACAAACTCGTTGATGCCCTGCTCGGTCATGCCCTCAGGAAGGGGATTGCCCCTCTGGTAGTGGGCCAGGGCAATGGTCAGGTCGGGCAGGTCCAGGTCCTCACAGGTGGCAAAAATGTCATAGATGTAATTGGCGTTCATTGTTCTTTCTCCTCTCATGTCTTTTTTGTGTTGGTACGTTAAGTTCCGCTGTTGGTGCGCTTTTCGGCCTGCGTCCCGAAGTAGAACGCAATGACCACGGTGAACACGGTCAGAAACTGATCCGCGCTCACCCCGCCGGAGCAGGTCAGCCAGGCGAACACCGCCGTCAGGATCAGCGTCACCATACTCTTGATGGTCAGCAGGTTCCCCAGCCGCTTGTACAGCTGTTCCACATCTCTCACCCCCTTCCAGTGCTATGCATCTTTAGATGAAATCGTGCTTTTGTAGCCGTTCGTCGTACACCCTTCCGATGTTGGCTATGGCATGGGTAGCCCGGCTGTTGGGATAATTCGGGTTCCTCTTGCAAAATTTTTCGTAGCCATCGATCTCGGCTAGGATCTCGATGAACTCCTCTCTGGTATGCGGGATATTCCGAATCAATTCGTTATTGAACTGCAAGATCCTGGCCCGGTGCATATCCGCCGCCCGCTCATCGTCGGTCTTGATGTGGTTGTCCAGCTTGATCCGGGTCCGCTCCAGCTCGGCCAGCACTTCCGCATTGACGGCCCGCCCGATGGCCTTGGCAATGGCGGACCAGGGGTTGATTTTGACGGGGGCGACCTGGATGACAGTCAGCGCCAGGACCAGCAGCCCGCCCCCGCCTGTCAATAGCTCCTGGATGCTCAATGTCTGCCTCCTCTGCCTAGCCTGCGGCGGGGGCCTGTGCCTCCCGGCGCAGCTGCTCGCGCTCCTCGTTGGTCAGCCGTCCGGCCCGGACCAGAGCGTCAATGCGGGCGTCGTCCCACAGCCGGGGGTAGTATTTCCGGGCCAGCTCGTACACGCTCATAGCTCCACCCCCGCCATAGCAGCCAAAAAGTCCACGTCCGCCCGCAGCCGTTCCGCCTCTGTGGGCTCCGGCTCCGGCTGAGGCGGAAGGGAGGATTTCCACGCCTCCCACGCCTCGGTGTTCGGCACCACCGTCACCGTGCTGCCCTCCATCTCCGGGTCCGGCTCTCTGGTGATGGCCACAAAGCCGTTGTGCTGGACCAGCATATCCGACTGCTCATCTGTCAGCGGGATCGCACTGTCAAAGGGCGTGGACTGCGGAGGACTGTATGCTCCTGAGTCGTTTGGGACAGGGTCGATATACCACATTCTGTTCTCCTCCTTTATCCGATTGCGATATAAGAATATGTGACTGACTGTGCGTTGAACTGGATATTGGGACTATCTCTAAAATTGTAGTCACCAACACTTGCAGTTGCGTACCAAGACACAGTACCGTTTGTGTCAAAAGTCACTGACCCAGCAAGGCCGTTTTTACCCAAACTATTCCAGTCGCTAATACCTGCGCAGAAGTACTTGGATACCTCTGAGGTTAAAACGCCGAAATAACCGTTACCAGTAATCAGCACCATAGAAGGCTTGAACCCGAATTTCAGTGAGTTTTTGTTTGAGGATCCGCTAGTTCCAGTTCCAACATATTCCCCTGCTACAATTTTTGCGGCCGTTTTTACGAGGTTTTCAAATGGAATGCCGTAATACTTGTAATGGGTTTTCCCAATGGCTCCGTTGTCCGGATATGCATTTCTGTCCGCAGAATGCACCGTCCCTTCGCCATTCAGGGTAGCCGGATGTCCAGCCACTTCCTGCTCAGGGAGGTATGTACCTATCGTACTGGCCCCTGACCGCTTTTCATCGTAAGCATCAGCACTCTTGTAATAGATTGCGTGCTCGTTAGGAAAACGATCAGACATCATAAAACTTCCAGTCGGAACTTTGTTGATTTCGTCTGCATCGCCACTGCCAAATTCGCACTGTATGGTTGCGGAAGTCGGATTTTTGAGTGAGACCACTCCGGAATCGTCCACAGATACTGAATTTGCATATTGGATTGTAAATGTATCAAAGACCTCGCTACCAGATATTCTGTGATCTTTCTTTTCACCCAACGTGTAGTAAGGCGGGATATAGCCACTCGTTTTCCACCAATGCAGGTTATACTTCCCCAAGAAATCAAAAACATCATTTGGGACAGCCAACTCTGAAAGCCCATACATTTTAGCAACGGAGTCTTGAAGTAGGTTGGCTTTATTTAACGGTGTCCCTTCTTGAGTCGGTTCGTCTGCACGAACCATTTCATAGGTGTTCTCTTGTCCCAATACAGGGATCAATTTCACCCGTCCTGGATAAGTTGGAACTCTGTCTTGCATACTCAGACCTCCCCGCACTCTACTTCTCCGCTGTAAACCCAGGCAGAGGGCATATTTTTCAGTAATTTATTAATGTCCACCAGAATCTTCTCGATATTATTGGCTTTAATATGGTCCAACAGTTCCATACTATCCGGCTTATCTGGCGTGGTGGGCAGGACTGCGATCACGCGCCTCAGGGCCTCCAAATTGGCAATATACTGAGCCATTTGCTCCGCAGTGGGGTAATACTCCTCTTTCCACTCATACGGATCTACCTCCGGCCGGCTCACCTCTGCCCCTGCCGCAAACGCCCCGGACCCAGCGTTTTTATAAAACCGTGCCTCCACTATGTCATATAAGCCAATCGCTCCAGCCGGATCCTTACACGGAACCAGATCACGCACCAAGTGTGTTTGCTCATAGATCTTACAGGCATACAGTGTCATGCTCGTGTGCTCCTGAGCGGCGGAGGAGCGGTCATTGCAAAAGAGGTACAACGGATATGCCAACTCAAATATAGCCTCACCAAGGGTCAATACCTTGGCCCCATCCAGAGAGATCGAGTTCCGGTTGAAATCCACTGTATGCGCCCCACCGTCGTTAAGCCCGGTAAAGCTCCCGTTTCTTGTTCCGTAGTGGGCAAAGTTGACACCCAAGGCAAATCCGTTTGCGGTCCACCCTACGTCTGATCCAAACACAGTCTTGCTGCCGGATTGACTTGTGGACATCCGCAGCTCCACCCGTGTATTGCTGGTTGGGTTGACCCCGGTGTTGATGTATTGGGTGCCGGAGCTTGTGATGGACTCCAACTCCGTATATCCCTCCGGTATCCTCGGAGCCTCTTGCTCCACAGCCTTGATCCTCTGATAACCTGTTGTGCTGTACCCGAGAACCGAAAACTGATTGGCAAGCGCCTCCATCGCCGCTGTGACACGGTTGAGATCCGCCGCCTGATAGATTCCCTTGTCGTTCCGGGTCTCCACATCCGCCTGGGTCCGATCTGTCACCAGAGAACTAAAATCAAAACTCATGCGCCCTCCTTGTCCCAATAGATCACGACGCAGCCGGATACTCCAGCCTGCCCTGCGGTGCCCTCTCCAGGATAGTTGTCGATCTCCCAGTGTGAGCCGACCGGATTCCCTTCGGAATCATAGCTTGGCTCTCTATGGCGGTTGCCCTTGATCCCGCCCAGGCCCTTCGCGCCACCATCTCCAGAGCCGGGGACAGGCTTTTGGACCCCGGTTCGCGCAAAACTATCGCCGCTTGCAATATCCGTATAGCCAAACGGGAAACGGCTGCCATTTGCGCTGCTGTATTGCCCAAAAACAGAGTTGTCCCCGATCTGGACACTGAACGACTGCTGCGGATTGATCGATACCGTCCCGGCCCAGACAAGGCCTCCCCGGCCATCCACGCCATCCGCTCCGGCTTCATCCCAGGTGCCGTCCGTTCCGGCTGTCCCGTCCTCACCTTTGCCCACAAGTATGAGCCGCAGCGCAGTGACTCCCGCCGGCGCCGTCCAGGATCCGCTCTTGGTGACCACCGCCCGTTCCTGGAATAGGAAGGACCCATCCGCCTGGAGCAGCCGGCTCTGACAGCCCTGGAGTGCCCCATCCTGGATCTTGAAGGTCTGCATCATCCGCCGGGCGGTGGTGGCGCTGGACTCATCCAGCCAGATGGTGTCCACGTCCCCGATCTCTCCGGATGGATCGCCCCGCCCCGTGGTCTCGATCAGGTTTCCGCCGTAGCAGCTGAGGATCAGCCGCGCCGCGGTCAGGGCCTCGGCAGAGGTGTGGATGAATGGGTTCTCAATATTGATGGTCTTTTCACTGCTGGTGCTGTTGCCACTGACCACATATTGAGTTCCATCCGCAAGGGTAAAGATAAGGGACGCCACACTCTTGTTGGCTTTCATGGTTGGGTAGTCAGCGAGCGCGGTCAAAAGCGTTTTGTTCCCCTGGTTCCATAGAGGTTCCGCTGTCAGGTATCCTGTCTCAGCATCCGCGCGGGGGAAAGTGCCGGTCACCATACAGGCCCACCGCAGAATGTCCCCGCACTTCTTTCCGGTCACCGCCGACTTATCCTTTGCTTTTACTGGCTTTTTGGCATGGCCTGGATCAACGTGGTAGCGGCTCTTGAAATTATCCCCAAGTTGGGCTGCCACAGAGGAGATCCAGCCTTCCAGGGTAGTTGGCAGGGTCGTTGGTGGAAGATAAGTGCGTTCTGCCACCAGCCCTACAATATCCACCAGCGCCCAGTCGATAGACATATCGTTGTTGGAGGTTTTCCAGCCGTCTCCGTACTGGTAGTACACTCCAATCTTTTTATACTCCACTTCGCCAGAAGTGAGTTTGACCCCGATCAGAGTTTCAATGCCCTGTCTGTCCTCGATGGAGGCAAACAGACCATTTTTCTTTCGCGGCTCAAACCGCTTGTCGATGTTATTTAAAGATAGGCTCATCGTTCCATATGGTAGTGTGATGCAGGAAAAATCAGCCTGCTGGGTGGAGCTGAACTCCACCAGCATTTTCTCTGTCCACTCCTCATATACGCCGGGTAATATCTCAGCCACCCGCATCCGGCGGCCCGGAAGGCTCCACTTGCTCACCGTCACCCGGATAGCGTCCGGGTTGTTGACGGTGAAGCCGCTCAGGCTGACCGCCCGGGTCCTGTTTCCGATAAACTCCTTTGTGTAGTAGGCTGTGCCGCCCTGTTTGACCTCTACGGTGAAAGTATCAGGGACACCGTCCCAAGCGTCACCCGGGAAGTGTATGGAGCAAGCTTGAAGGATGGATAAATTAGAGAACCGCTCCTCCACCCACACAGCTGTTGAAAAGCTCCCGTCCTCTCCGGAGAGCACATCACTCACAAATCCAACCTGATCCGCCGCTCCCTCTGCTGGGATCAGGTGAAACTTCCCGTTGAGTACCCACCTATTGGGTTCCAGAGTGGCGTATGGTGTTAGATCCATAACTCGGTCATACAGTTGGGACGGCTGCGAAAAGTCCGCCGCGCCGCTGCTCTCCACACCAGAAAAGGTCATGTCCGGGTCACTGATGTCCACTACAGCCTTGATATGGGTCCGGCGGGAAGCGCCCACGATTGCGACCCTGTACTCCTCTGTGGCGTTAATCATGGGGGTCCACCTCTCTCAGCGAGACCGTAAACCCACCCCACACAGGGACGGCGGCCCCTTTATCATCCCGACTCCAATAAAACCTTGGCCGTGTGTACGCTGTCACAAAAAATGTGGAAGTCAGCATCTTATTTTCGTCCGGAATCAGGAAGTTGCAGACGATAGGTTCACGGCTTCCCTTTTTGCAGGCAGAGATCACGCGGTCCTTGTCGGTGTCATTGAAATATCCGTACTGGTAATCAATGACCCATACATCTCCCCGCAGCTCTTTGACCATGTTTCCAGCGATCATTACCAGGTTTCGGCTCAGCGGCTCCTCGTCCACCACATAGGACTCACGGCGGGTCTCAGGCAGGACAACAGATGCGCCTCCAGAATCTAATATCAGTTGCGTCATACCGTTGCCTCCTTACGCCCACTGAGGGTCCGCAATAGGCGTTCCCGCAGCGGAACCTGCCTTGATGAGATAGGGCAGCTGCCAGGTGGCGAACTTTGTTCCGTCCGGCAGAGTAAGATTGACCGTCAGACCATCGGAAAGCCCTGCGTCTGCCCCAGCCGCCATGCTGTTGATGATGCCGGCAGAGGACACCCCAAGCCCGGAGGAAGCGAAATCCACCGATGCTGCGCCGAAGTCCAGGCCGCGGGTGATGCCGTCCCGGACACGTCCGAAGGAATCCTCCCAGCCATCGCCCAGCCCCAGGGCCATGTTTTTCCCGATGTCCGCAAACACCCGGGACGGGGAGTGGATACCGAGCAGGTCTTTTGCGCCATCAACGATCCCACCAAGGAAGTCTCCAATTTTCTCTGCAATCCAGGAACCCATGCTCTTGATTCCATCCCACAGGCCCATCACAATGTTTTTCCCGATCTCGAACACACCAGAAAACGCCGAACTAAAGCCACTCAAAATCGCGGCCACCACTTGGGGAAGGACGGAGATCAGATCTGGGATGGCACTCAAAATGCCGTTGGCCAGTTTGATGAGAAGATCAAATCCGGCTCGGATGATTTTTGGGAAGTTATCAGAAAGTGTAGTGGTAATGCTCTTGATAATCTTCGGCAGCTGAGACACCATGTCAGGAATGCCGGCGACGATTCCGTTCGCTAGGTTGAATAGAAGTTTCACTCCTGCGTCCAGGATGACAGGTAGATTGTTTGTGATGAAGGTCACGAAGGACTCAATGATAAGTGGAAGCTGCTCCAGCATCTGCGGGATTCCAGAGATAATGCCATTTACCAGTTCCATCAGCATCTCCACGCCTTTGTCCAATACGGCGGGAAGCTGCTCCGTAATAAAGCCCAGGAACCCGTCTATGACCACCGGCAGCTGCGCCACTATTTGAGGAACGCCGGACTGGATCCCACTGCCCAGCATACCTAAAAGCTGCTGACCCGCCGCCATGATAGCCGGGAGGTTGGCAGAGATGGCGGATGCCAGCGCCGACACGATCTGCGGGACTGCCGCCACCAGGTCAGGCAGGGCGGTGATAAGCCCAGTCACCAGGCCGACCAGCAACTGTGCACCAGCGCTGCCCATAGCAGGCAGCACCGTGCTGATAAGCGTGGGCAGCTCCTGGGCGATCATGGGCGCAATGGCAGTTACCAGCTCGCCTATGCCGCTGAGTATCTGCTGCACGCGCGGGATGACATTCTGACCTACGACCTTAACGCTGGACACAAAGTTGTCAACATATACGCCAATGTCCCATCCATCTGCCGCTATGGCAGTCACAAGATTTTGCCATGCGCCCTTCATGCTGGCTATGGAACCCTGAATAGTCGTGCTGGCTTCTCTTGCAGTTGTTCCAGTGATGCCCATTTCTGTTTGCACTGCATGAATAGCAGTGGTAATGTCAGCAAAATCAGCTACGAGCGTTCCCTTTTCAGTCAAATAAAACTCAGAATTAAATTTTGCGCCCAATGCCTCTGCGTCTTTCATCAGCCTGTACATTTCAGCTTGTGTGCCGCCGTAGCCAAGCTTAAGGTTATCGAGCATGGTATAGTTCTGCTTTGCAAAGCCCTGATAGGCGTTCTGGATCATCTCCATGCTGGTGCCCATCTTATTGGCGTTGTCGGCCATATCAGTGATGGCCTGGTCCGCCATCTGAGCCGCCTTTTCCGTGTCTCCGCCCAGGCTCTGGAGCAGGGAGGCAGAAAAGCTGGTCACTGTGTTCATGTACTCGTTGGCGCTCATGCCGGCAGTCTCATAGGCCTTGTCAGCGTACTGCTGTACCTTATCCGATGCGGTCTTAAAGAGGGTGTCCACGCCGCCTACAAGCTGCTCATACTCCGCGTACTGGTCAATAGACGCCTTCGTCAATGCCGCCACGCCGGTGGCCGCCGCCGTCAGGGCCGCAGCACTCACCTTGGCCGCTGTGGCAAGGCCGCTTTTCAACTTACCGGCTAATGAATCAACAGAGCGTTCAGCGCCTTTCCAACTTTCGCCAAATATGCCGGCAGATTTTTTAGCATTTTCTGATGTTTCATACTGGCTTTTATCAATTTCAGTATATGCTTTTTTCATGGCATCAGACATACTCATCCCTTGCGATTTGTAAGTTTGTGCCAGTTTCATAACGTCTGATTTATACTCGCTACTTGTTTTTTGGGCTTTACTTAGACCTTTTTCATAATCTCCAGTATCAAGTGTAATTTTGGCATACAGGTCAAGCAGATTCAACCGCGTCACCTCCGATCTGGCCCAGCTTGGCCTTCATCTGCGCTACGATCTCCTCCCCCGTCCGGGTCTCCTCAGGGGGCGGGTCAATGATTTCGATGTACCGGGTCTTAATGTAACCGCCCCCGGCGTACTTTGCGGTGTTCTCTGCCACCACTTTCAGCGCGTCTGTTACATATACCCGGTATGCCTCGTCCTTCTGCTCACGCATCCACCGGGACACGGCATACCGGGCAAATGCCTTTACGCTGAGGGGGCCTCGGTACTCTCCTGCGCAGAGCCAGAGGAGTTCTCGCCCTGCGCGGAGATAAAAAGCTCAGCAAATGCCTCGTCCGTCAATAGGTCGGTGGCGTCTTTAAACAGCTTGACCAGGTTCAGCGCGCCCTGATACCGCTCCGGGGACACTCCATCGATTGAGGAGAGGATTGCGATAATGTCGCCCTTGTGATGTTTCAGCAGCACGGGCAGCGACTTCCGCGCCCGGGCCAGCAGGAACTTCTTCGGCTCCATGCCTTCCGGCAGCTTCTCCCGCCGGAACATGGACATGGCCTCGTCATCCTCCGCAATATTGCAGATTGGGTCGATGACCTCTGCAATGACCTCCAGGGTTCGGTCGCCCTTGATATCAGAAAGTCTCATGGCCTGCCTCCTCAACCCGCACCGGGAAGCGGGGTGGTGAAGCTATAAAACTCCATAGGCATGACATTCTGGGCCTCAATGGACACATGGCCAGTCAACTCCACGGAAACCTGCCCCTTACCGTTCTTGGTGGTCTTGAGCGCGAAACCTCCAGTGGAAAGGGCATTTTTCAAACAGGCTGCCACGGCACCGCCGTCAGCCCGGTCACCCGCCCACCAGATATCCTTAAAATCCTCCTGCTTCAGGTCACGGTTTGGGGTGACCTTGCTGGTTGCCACTGTGGCAGCGCCCAGGGCAAGTTTGATGCTCTCAGGAGAGGTGCCCAGAGCGGTGAAGGACATCTTGCAGTCCCAGCCGTCCAGGTGCTTCAACTCCTTGGTGTTGGTGGGACAGTTGTCCACATCCTCGCCCATGTCGGAGTAGGTGGGCACGCAGCTGATGTTGATGCCGCCGGTAGTGGCACAGATGATGTCCTCATCCGCTGGGGCGGCCACCTTGGCCGGGTCAAACTTATTCAGCAGAACACCGGCGTCAAGCTGTAACTCGGAAAAGGTGTCCTGCGGGATTTTCGTAAAGATTCCCATGGTATCGCTCCTTTCAGTTCAAAGTCAGGTATTCGGCGGTCAGGTTGATGTACCGCCGCTTGATGTTGTTGTCTTCTTCGTATTTCAGGCTCTGGCAGAAGGGAGACCCACGCTTGAGCCAGATGTACCCGCCGTCGCAGGGGATGGTCACGCCGCCGTAGCCGATGCGCCTAGAAAGTTCCTGGGCCTTTTCATCCGGCACCGCCTCGCTGGTGGTATGGAACCACAGATTGACGGTCATGCTCACCTCGCCGCCGCCCCAGGCATCCTCGATGTACTCATAGGTGCCGTAGGGGAACTCCACATCGTCCGGGACAGAGGAGGCCCGGTAAAACGGCATGAACTCGTTGAGCCAGGCGTACAGGGCCTTGTTTTTGGTCATGTCGGCAGCTCCTTCCGCTCCGCTGTGAAGAATTTCAGGGCGAAGCTGGCGGACTTGGGGGCCACTTTTTCCTCCGGGTCAGAGGTCACCCGGTAGGTCTGGCCGGTTGTCTTGTCCCGAAAATAGTCGTTGTAGTCGATGGGGAAGTCGGACCGCACCAGCGCGGAATACACGCTGGTCACGCCCTCCTTCTCCGCCCTCCGGGCCTCCATGGAGGTGTCCATGGCCTGATAGTTCACAAACTCCGCACCCTCGGCCCACTCCACAAAGTAGCCTCCGGCCCCGTCCGGCCTCCGGGTCTTTTCCAGCACCACACAGGTCCGGGCAAAATCGTCTAAAAGACTCATGCGCTCACCTCCAGCACGGTTTCCGGGGCGCGGGCGGCGTCCCCTTTGGGTTCGGGGCCACCATGGAAGTGTCCCGCAGCTTGCGGTAAGGGGCCAGCTGGGCGGCAAAGGCATCCTGCCAGCCGACAGCCGCGCCCTTGGCGTTGGTGGCTCGGGTGTAGCTGTACCCGCTGAAACTCTCGCTGGTGTACGCCCCCGGTCGGTTCTTCTCATCCCACGCCTGGATCTCTTCCGCCAGGGCTATCACAGCCTTGGGAACCGCCAGCGCCCAAACAGCACCGGTAAAGGTCTCGTCCGCCAGGTCCGTGGCCGGGTACTGGTGCAGCCCGTCGTTGAACACGCTGCCCACAATGCGGAAATACTGTCCCTCTGCCAGATCCGGCAGCGCCAGCTTCCTCCCGGTTACAGTAAAGGTCCCGGCGTACATCTCCCAGGCGAACCAATTATTCAGATACGTCAGTACGGCTTCGAGCACGGCTTTTCACCACCTTTGCAGGTTCGGCCTGTACAGCTGCGCTGCTGACGCCCGGCCCCCCACTGGCCCGGTGGTCCGGGCCAGCAGGAGCAGCGGGCGCAGGCTCACTCAACAGCGCGTTTAAGGGCCCGGCTCAGTGATGGTGGTCTTGACCACGCCGTCCAGGCGCTCGGCAAACAGGGTCATACCGTTCACCACAGTGTCGCTGGCGGTCATGTTGGTGTAGTCGGGCTCCTCATGGATGCCAATATAGCCGGTTTCGTCGCTGGTGAAAGAGAACGCCTCATTCAGGTCAGCGCCGTTGACGGGCACATAGTAGAGAACCAGGTTGTCCTGTGCGGTGGAGTAAATGGTGCCCTTGGGAACACTGGAGTTCATGAACACCTTGCCCATGCCCAGGAAGTCCTCGATGTAGGTCATGCCAAAGGCGGTCTGGGTGGTGATGGTGGCGGTAGCCAGGTAGTCGGCGATGTCCAGGGGGTTGATGAAGTGGACGGCCTGAATGTCGTCGTCCTCAAACAGGGTCTGGAGCTTGCCCCAGGTCTGGGCCAGAGCCGCCTGGAGCCCCGCGCCGGTGGCCGTGCCGGTACCGGTGCCCAGGAAGGTGAAAAAGTCCTTGCGGATAGCCTTCTGCACGTCCTTAAGCATCCGCTCCGTGGTCATACCCACGGCCTGGTCATAGCCGCGCTCGATGATGGCCTCGGCAGAGGTTGCCTTGCGCCACTTTTTCAGGGTGATCTCACCGTAGGACACAGCCTCGGTGGTGTACTTGCTCAGAGGGATGGTATCACCCTCGGCGACAGCGCCATCCTCCAGGGTGCCGGTGGCCTTATAGGTCTTCAGCACGGTGCCCGCCTGCTTGGCCACCTTCCGGGTCACGCCCAGGGCCTCGGTCAGCTTGCGCAGGCTCTCGGTAAACATCAGGGTGAAGTCGATCTCCCGCACGCGGGCGAGGTCGGTCTTCTTAATCAGCTTGGGATCTGCTGCCATGAATTATCATCCTTTCTCAAACAGTTCCATGTTGTCTCGGATGGCGGCACGGCGCTCCACAGGATCAGCAATCTTCACGATCTCCTCCCGGGTCAGCTTGCCGCCATTGTTCTTGGGGGGCGTCTGGGTTTCCAGCCCCTCCGTGGTCATAGTGGAGACCAGCTTCGCAAAGGCCCCGCCCACCAGAGCGTCCAGCGCGGCGGCATCCTTGATCTTGTCGCCGTCCAGTTCCAGCTTATCGATGGCCTCTCCGCTGCCCATCATGGCAATGGTGAGGTTGTCCCCGGTGATGCCCTTGCCCTCGTAGTAGGCCTTGACAGCCGCTTCCTTGGCCGCCCGGGTCTCCTTTCTCTTGTTATCGGCCACCAGGTCGGTGTATTTCTTCTCCCAGCCCTTAGCCTTTGCTTCCCAGCCGTCGTCACCGGCGGCTTTCAGGTCGTCCAATTCCTTTTGGACAGTGATAAGTTTTTCCGCATCCTTTTTCAGGCGGTCGCGCTCCACCTTGATTTCGTCTACGGTCCGTGCATGCTCTTCAAGGACTGCTTCCCGCTGTTCATCTGTCAATCCAAGTCCTTTGAGCATTTTTACTGTAAGTGCCATATACATACTCTCCTTTGTCTCGGGGGCAGTGTCTCGCCCTTAGAGTTTTATAAAAACCGCAGTGTCTCGCGGCATTTACCAAAAAGAAAAAGCGTGGGTAGCTGTTGCAAAAAGTCTGCAACAACCACCCACGCTTGGGTCTTCCGCCTCAACGCTTAGAGGCGGGAGCAATATTTATTTTATATGTTCTCTCAAAATGTCCAGGATATACGCCTGAACGCTTTTCCCTGCATCAGCCGCAGCTTGCCTGATTTTTGCGCCCTCTTCTATCGTTGGGCGTATCATGATATTATCTCGACTTTTATTGTACTTTGTACTCGCCCTGCTCTGCGCTTCACTTCCCATACAATTTCCTCCCTTTTGGGATAGTATACCACAAAGAAGAAAATACGTAAACGTATAATTTGCACAATACGTTAACTCATTCCTTGGCAGATTTGCCTATTGAATTATACGTTAACGTATTGTATTATATCCTTGTAAGGCAGAGATACAAAATCTCTTACAGAAAGGAGTGAGGTGAATGAACGAAATGAATGTGACCGAGGCATTGCTGAAAGCAATCCTCGAACTCATTGAGAAGTGCGAAACGCTGGAAGAGCTCAGAGAAAGCGTCAAGCGCATCATGAATGAGTAAATAAAGCGGGGCGGTTGCCTACCACAGCCCACCGCCCCACACCACCAAAGGTGAGCCGGGAGCCTTACCCCGGCCACCTTGATTATATCAGCGTAAGGCAGAGGAATCAAGGAGGAAACACGAAATGTTAAATCAGGAAATGAGAACCGTAACCATGAGCCGTGCGGATATGTGCCGCATCAGAATCGCCCTTACAACGGTAATGCTGAGCTTTGACAAGGGCAGTAGTAGCCGGCAAATGTGGGAACGCATCCGGGCCAATCTAATAGCTCAAATTAAGGATCAAGACCCGCAGGATGACGAATAAACAAACGCCCGCCCTGGAGGTCACGAGGGCACCCGATCCGCCCCCTAACCGGGGCGGGTTTCTTTTACCTCTTCCCGTCTGATATGTATGATCTTGACGCCATTCTTCACAGGAATCAACTCTACTCTGTCGCCTTTTGCAAGCACGGCCTCAATGGCCTGAATGGTCTTAGCGTCCATGCAATTCGTCCTCAATAATCGCTCTGTACTGGTTAGCGTGGTCGGCAACCGCAGGTTTCAGGTAGGGCTGCGCCTTGTTACCCGCCGTCCAGTGCCAGTTGCCGTTGGCATCCTGGTACTTCCACGGGGTGGGCCGCCCGCCGGGGTAATACTTGCCAGTGCCCAGCTCCACGTACGCGCCGTATTCGCTGTTCGTTCCGATGTAAACCGCAGGCTCTTCCGGGTCCACCTTGTGGGTGATGCTGTTGCGCAAGTTACCGGTGTCCACCGGGGCCAGCCGCTTGGCATACCCCTCCGCCACCAGCCCGCACTTTTCCAGCGCCCGCTCTGCGGCCTCCTGAAGCGCAGCAAGAACCTCGTCAGAGTGGTCGTGAAGGTCAATGTTCATTTGATTTTCTCGATAGATTCGATCTCAGACGGGTAGAAAGATCGTGTTTCACCACTGTTCAATTCAATCGTAATACTGTCCTCATCGTCGTTTGATTCATCAGCATCCCAGACCATGAGTGTATAGCCGACATACAGGCCCCCATCTTTGGTCTTGATCCGGACTTTGGGGAAAGAGTTTGCGTACTCCCATATATTCACCATTCTACATCACTCCTTTTCTGGCCGTGTCGGGACAATGTGCACCCCTCTTTTTGAATAAAAGATGCCGAATCTCTTTGTTTCACGGTATGTATTGGAAATGTAATATTTCCCAATTATCCTGTCAGCGTTGCAATATTCAACAATTTTAGCAGTCCCATCACTTCTGATTTCAATCTCAACTACGCCTGTACAGGAATAGAGATTTACAAGGTCTTGTGCTTCCTTCTCAGTGATGGTCAATATACTCTGCGGCGTTTTCCCCTTCGCAAGGCGATCTGCCCTATATTGATTAAATTGCGGCGTTCCCTCTACATGCTTTGCGTGCTGCTGTGGTCTTATTTTTGTGGATATTTCCTTGCTTTCAATCTTTGACTTTAGTATAGCTCGATTTTCCTTGTTTTTCAAGGAATTGCGCCACTTTAACAGCGGTTTATTGTGAATTGTTGAGATCGGTTTTGCGCTATAGCCGCGCTTAGATACTTCCCATTGTGCGTAAGTTATGTTTGATAGCAGCCCGTCCCGATCTCTTCGCAGCGCGTCCGAGGGATCCACTCCATCCACCGCCGCAATCAGGGTGCACCGGCAGTTATAGACCAGATAACCAGACGCCGTCGGGTCCCCTGGGTATCGTATCTCCTCCCCATTCACCTTGAACGACCTGTCCACATCGGTCTGCTGGCCGTCCAGCACGGCATGAGCGTGGCGGGTACGGTTGTCCAGGGTGGCCAGCCACTCCTTTTTCATGCGGATACCCATTTTTTCGGCGGCGTGGTAGCTATCCATACGCCCCGCGTTCTGCGCCCCGGTCACAGCTGTTCTGGCTGTCCGTATGGCACTGGAACGGTTCATCTCCAGGATGCGGGTTTGCAGGTCATCCGCCATTCCCTTTACGCTCCGCCCTTGGAGAATGGAGCTGGTGACGCTGGCCGTGATCTGCTTTTTCCCCCAGGCAAGGTCGATTCCCCGGCGCAGCGCCCGCTTGGGTGGGTAATAGGGCATCAGGTCCGGTTGCTCCACGATCAATCGTTTTACCGTCTGCTCGTCCCACAAGTCAAAGCCCACGTCCCCAGCCACCTGCTCAACGGTGTACGCCGCATAGTTGCGGTTCAATGAGTAGATACTTGGTGTAGCATCATTGACATAGGCGGTAGCCGTCTCGTTGGCGTTTGTATACCGCTCCGCCACCTTGTCCCGCAGAACCTTGAACCGCTCTCCTCGCCCGATCTGGGCCAATCTCCAGTTGTTGTAGTCCTGCTTCGTCCACTCCCGCCCATTCTGTATGGTTCCGATGAGCTTTTTCATCTTCTCATCCCGCTGGCGGAAGCTTTCAAAGTAGGCCCTAACCGTCTCATCCAGACTGTTCCGGGCTTCTTGGTAAATAGCAGAGATCCGGCGCTCTAACTCGCCCAATTCCTTATCGGTCATCCGGTGGGCGTAATCAGGCTTCCTCTCCATCTTCCGTCACCTCCGGCTCCCGCAAGAGCGTGCGGTTGATTTCCTCCGCCGCCCGGCGTTTCAGCAGCTCCGCCGCTTCCTCCGGGGTCATCCAGGGCAAATGCTTAATGACCGCCTCGTCATCCAGATAGTTGGCAGCCATAAGCACCATCTGCGTCTCCTCCGTCTGATTGGCGATCCGGTTCCACTGGAAAGACGGCTCGTCCTCGATACCGACCAGGGACAGCAGGGCCAAAATAAAATCCCGGATATGATACTCGAAGTCGCCGCACTTATCGTCTTGGCTCTGATAGCCCATCCGTATGGCGGTAGCTGTCAGGTTGCCAGAAAGCATCTTCTCCAGGTCCACCAGCTGGAAGTCCTCATAGAGATCGTTCCGCAGGCGGGCAAGCATGGCTTCCCGGGCCCCATACGGAACATCCAGCGTGTGGGCCTCCACCCCGCCGCTATCATCCGAGTCCACTGCAGACGCCCGCAGCGTTCGCAGCCGGTCCATGAACTGGGCTATATCCGTATCGTCCATGCCTCCGGCATTTTTTAGGGTCCAGTATACCGAGGAATTGTCCTCGATGACGTTGGCAAGGCCGGACTTGATAAAGTCATAGCAGTCGATACTTTCCCGGATGCCCACAAACTCAGACTGGTGCAGGTCATTGGCGTACATGGGGATAATGGGCAAGGAAGCGTAGTTCCCGCCGCCCTCGATGGTCTCAGTGCCCAGCCCGTCCCGGCGTACGTCTCGGAGATAGGGCCGCTTCTTTTGGAAGACCTGCAAGCCCTCACCCTTGCGCTGGATGTATTCTGTCGCGCCGTCCGGCTCATACAGGGTGTACCGTTTGGTCTTCCCCTCCGCGGTCCCCCAATATCGCACACCGGCAGCCAGAGCGCCGTTGTCGCCGTCATAGAGCGGAGCAAAGCCCGCCTCGTTGCAGGTGTCGGCGAAGCCGAACACTTCCAGGTGGTCCCGGTTCCAAAAGCCGTATGCCACGCCGTCCACTATGGCCTTTTTCGCCAGCTTCTGGAGTTGGCTGTCAAAGGTGCTGCCCAGTTTTGCTTTCGTCTCCTGGTTCTCGAAGGTCACGCCGTTGGACAAGACATACTGAGTCTGCTGGATGACGAACCGCCGGAAGAAGAGGGTTTTCAGCCGGAAATTGCTGCTGTAAAGGTCGGGGTATGCCTGCCCGGTCGCCGTGTAGAGCATCTTCTGAAAGCGCTCGATGGTGGTATTCCGCTTGGCGTAGTATTCCTCCGCAGCGGCGGCGATCCGGTAATCTGCGCTCCCCAGGTGGTCCCGGACAACGGACCGTACAAATTCCATCCGGTCCCGTTCGTTGTCCCCCAAGGCAGTCAGGTCCTGATAGGTTTTCAATCTCTCACCTCCGCTTGTACAGCGGTACATACTCCGGCTTCCCGGCCTTGTGCCTTAAAATCGTCTGACAAAAATATCTGATGTCATCCATGGCGTGGTCGTTTTCCTTCACAGGCCTATCCTCCGCCGCCTTATCGTCCCAGCGGTACAGGCCAAACTCCCGAATTGCATCCTTGCAGGAGCGGTGAATTTTCACCGTCCCGTCCCGCAGCATCCGCGCTGTAGTCATGATACCAGGGACCACCTCGTTGTGTGCCTTGCGCACCTTAAGCCGCCCGTGCCGCCGGATGGTCTCGATAAACGATGCCGCTGATGGGTCCACCACCGCCGCCCGAATAGGTAAATCACCGGCCAGGGCTTCCAGATCGGTATAATACTCCTCGTCGGTCTTGTTCCTTTGGTTCTCTCGCCCGGAGTAGTAGTATTCCCGTACACGAGTGGCCATTTTCCCATCCCAGCACCACAGGCCAGCGGAGAAGGGGTTCAGCGTGCCGTAGTCGCAGGAGATGTAATACTCACCCTTGCCGGGGACCTCATCCACGATCTGCTCCTCACCGAAGAAGTCATAGACCAGGCCCTCGGCCAGCACCCACAGACCCCTGATATACCGGTCGTAGAATACGCCAGTGAACATGGATTGATAGCGCTCGATGGTCTTGGCGCTCAGACCGGGGTTGTCTGTCATCTCAAAGTGCAGGTACAGAGCGTTTCGCTCCTTGTGCCGCTTGATCCACTCCAGATAAAACCAGTGCTGCGGGCTTTCCGGGTTGCAGGAGAACCACAACTTTGCCCCATCCACAGAACAGCGGGTCAACGCCTGCTCCACGAAACTACGGGGCATCAGCGCCACCTCGTCCAGCAGCACACCGGCCAACGTGCGGCCCTGGATCAGTGCAAAGCTGCTCTCGTCCTTTCCCCCGAACACTTCAAAGTAGTTGGTCACTGCGCCCCGCCGGACCTCCAGCACCTTGTCTGCCCGCCGCCAGCGCATGGTGTAGCGCTCTTTGGCGTATGAAAGAGAAATATATGGAACCACCAGGTTTTTTGAGCATGAGTCAACCGTTTTGCCACACAATCCAAATCTTTGCCCGGAAAACTCTCTCATTGCCCAATCTATAAAGGCGACAGCCATTAGCGATGTTTTCCCGCTTCTTACGGCACCATCGCAGATAAGGGCATCGTACTTGGAGTAGGGGAAGGCGAGGATTTTTCGCTGTTTTGGGCTAATCATCGCTCTCCATCTCCTCCGCCAATTCTCTCAGGCTCTGGCTGAGCCCGTCCTCTTTCGCCTCATCCTTCGGCGCTCCAAATGTTCCGTTGAACATTCCGAGGTGCTTTGCAACACTGTCCAGAGCTCCCAGCTTGTTCGTGATTTTATATTTTTTGGTGTATGAGGTAACTCCCGTGTCTGGGTCAACCTCTTTTATAACCTCCAGACCGGCAACCGCCGCCGCGGTGTCGTCATCCAGTTCTGAAATATTCAGCGGGTTGCCATCTGCATCAAACATCTTCCTAGGATCAAAGAACGCGATCCTTGCATATTCCTCCAGAACGCGGTCTTGTGTAATCTCCGTCCTTTTGCTTCTGGCCGCTTTCGCCGCCTGTATCGCTTCCGAAACACAAGTTTTCCCAAGCAGTTCTGGCCCAATCCTGTCGGCGGTCTTTTTGCTGTACCCTGCCCGAATAGCCGCCTGTGTCGCGTTCAGGTCTATCAAATATTCCGCAACAAAACGTTGCTGCTTATCCGTCAGTCGTGCAGCCATGATCGCCACCCCTCAATTAGTTTTCGTTATAGCTCCATATTGGGGTAGACATTTTCCCACACTTTCATAGGAGAGGTGGCGGGGGCATATCCCGCCATGCGTTACCCCTCAATTTAAGCTTTCCGCCCCCATCTCCCGCAACGAGGTGCGGCATATATACCCCTTCCGGGGTATGCTCCGGGTTTGGTCAGGCTTTCCGGGGGCCTGCTCTGTAAGGACTTGCGTCCTGGTGCCACCGCCCGCCTCATGCGGCGAGGGGCGGCGTATGTGGCCATCCCGCTTAATTGTCACACCACGTCGGGCAGTTTTCAGCGGGATAGCGCGGTTTTGACTCTCAAAGGCTGCCATTCCACCCGGAGTCAGCCAGTTATGGCTTACTGGCAGGCCGCTGGTGATTTCACTGGCAAGATACGCGACCCCGATTCGCCAGTATAGTGTCTTTCCACAGTCAGCTCCTTGGCCTTTGGAGCGAATTGTCTAATGCCCGTAAAGGGCGATGTTGCCGCATGGAGGGCGCGACCCTCCGGCCCGTATCTTGGGCTGGTTCTACCTGCGGCATATCTGCCGCCCCTTGTGCAGATCAGGGCGGCCATTGGTTAGGAGGGCCCGTTTTTTGCCACGGAGCCGGGCAAAAGAAAGAAGGGAGTGGGTATCTCTACCCACCCCCATTTTCTCAGATATTTTGAGGCCTGTCCCCTATATATAGGGTTTTCAAAAATTTTTTTGATTTTTTCCGGGGAGAAATCGAGCAAATGTTTCCTCTGTCTCAAACTGTGCCCCACACTTTGTACATCTCCGCCTGCGGATGATTTTTCCGTTTGGCGTTTCCCTCGTGTCATATACGGAACTATCTTCTCCGCAGATTGGGCACATCCTGGCTGCTTGTTCTGTGTCCAACATCTTTTCCCCCTCCATTCTTCTTGCGGCGGACCTTCTCTTCCTGTCTGGCCCGACACTTTTCACCATCGCGTACTCTCGGCTTTCCACAGATCAGAAGATAGTGACACGCTTTTTCGGTCCCCTCTCCGCAGGCCCCCAGGGATTTGTAATAGATGCATCCCGCACACTGATTACCCATACCGCTCACTCCTGTCTACGTAGTACGGGCCAACCACCTGCTTCAGCCGCTCTTCAAACTTTGCGATGGTGTACTCCATATCCTTGGTGTCTGCGTCCATCATGTCCGCCGTCTCGTTCACCGCGGCGTTCAGGGCGTCCACAAATTTTTTGCACCGCTCCGGCCCGAACCCAAAGGCGTCGTTTAGGGCGATGGCTGCGAAATCCACCATCTCCTGCCGGGTCACATGGCGCGTCACCTCCAGTTCGATCTGGTGCTTCCGGTGCAGCTTGTCCAGCATCCCGCTCATGTCACGTCCTCCATGGTCCGCCTGTCCCACCGCTCCAGCTTCTCGGCCTGGATCCGCGACACATGGGCCCGGTCCACAAAGCTGATGGCCTCCAAAGACTCCACGCAGTTGAGCACATCGGCCACCTCCTCATTGATAAGGACCCGCGCCTCGCTTTGCGTCAGCGGTGTGGTTCCCACCAGCACCCTGCGCATCTTGAGCACTGCCTGGGCCAGCTCAGAGCACTCCTCCGCGCACTGACACAGGATCTCCTCCGGTCCAAGCTGCTCCGCGATCCGGCGGAGTGTATCATTATCGCTCATCGGCAATCTCCTCCCTCAGCGCCTCCGCGCTGTCAAGATACTGTGTGCTGTACATCCCAGGCCGCCACCGCTCCAGCCGGATCAGGTAGGGCACGGACCAGGCCCGGGAGGCGGGGCAGGTGCTCACCCGCACCCGCAGCGCCCCCAGCGTCCGCTCGATCTCCATCTCACCGCAGCGGCGGTGGGCCCGGGCGATGGTCTCCAGATCCTTGTCCGTCAGAAGATTATCCATCAGCGTCCATCTTTGCCCCACAGTTGGGACAGTAGTTTGATTTTCGATCACTCCACATATCGCAGCAGCTTGACACATAGCCTTTGTCTACGGGAATCCCGCTGCGATATTGTTTTACCCACCGCCCATGCCGCACCGGCTCCACATATCCACCCAGCCGTTTTAAGGCTCTCTCACAGGTAGGACACAAATCTTGCGGTGTGGCCGTCCCAAACCACTCCCCACACGCTTTACACTCAGCCATCCTGATCCTCCTCTCAAGCTCGGCGGTTCCATGCCTTCGTAATGCTCTCTTTCGCCCATGACTTTTTCAACGCCCAAAACTTCATGTTGGCTCCACATTTACATTTGATTTCTGCGCGCCATCCATCGTCTCCAGATGGGATACCATTGGCTCTCGTGTATACAATACCGATGTTCTGACTACCGCAGAATGGACACGGTTTAAGTCCATCTACTGTAGATCGCTCCCCGTACGAACAGAAGTCATCCGGCTCGCACTCATCCACAAAATGTCGATAACACCCATGTGTGCCATCGTCTCTATCGATGATAAACTTGCAATCCCGGCAGAGGACCACCGGAACGGTTTCAGCGGTTTTAGCAGAATCTACCAAACAAGAAACCTCATTGAACAACTCGGCGGAATCTGCGTAAAAAGCAATCAGTTCCGATTTTAGTGCATCAGCATCAATCAGCCGCATATCTGTCACCCTCCTCCGCTGGCTGCTGGAGCCACCACGCAATGTCGCTCCCATGCGGGCATTCCCCATCAGCGAAATCGCACTCACGGAGCCGCATTTTTTGCCCGTTTTCCATGGTGTATTCTTGGGCCGGGCACCCCTTGCAAAACGTCTCCTGAAACAGATCACCCCACGGGGTTTCTCTGTTATAGGCAAGCTCTTCGATGAAGCCGGCCAGTTCCTTGTCACTCATGGCCCGGATGCGGTCGGCGTTAGTCTCGCGATCTTCTTCCGCCTCAAAGCATTCCTTGCTGAACGTACACGGCCTACCTTTCTTTCGGCAACGATCCATGACGCGGTGTTTGCAAAATTTCATTCCTCTGCCTCCTTCAGTGCGGCTTCCGCTTCCTCGCGGGTCAGAAAGACGGTTTTCCCAAATTGTTGGAATTTCCACCTTCGGAATGTTTTAGATCCGTATTTCCCGACATAAACAGTAGACACACTGTTCCTGTTATCGCTTTGGTACCCCACCGAAAACCCAGCAACCTCATTTTCAAACACTCGACCCAGATGGTGATTTAGGACATACACGGTGTCTCCAATCATGCATGGCAGAACCACGCACCGCCCCTTACGGTCGGCCTCCGCCAGCTCCCGGAGGCGGTCCAGGTCGTAGTCATCGCCCAGGATGTCCTCAATGGATTTCAACCGCTCCCATACCCTGCGCTGGGAGCAGTAGCCCTCCTCACAAAACGACCCTCCCGGAGTAAACTCACACATGGCGATGTCGCAAAATTTCCCGTCAAATGTTAATCTATCCATACGTCTCCCTCATATTTCCGGTGTAGAGCCGTGCTCTGCCAGCCACTGTGCGCTCCTGCGTCTCTGCTCTGTGGATGCTGAGGTGATATTGCAGATGGCCTTGTGGACCGACAGCCAGAACACCTCATTTGAGTCTGGGATGGGTACTCCCCACGCCCGACAGTATTTTTTTACCCTCTCCTCGTCCAGGGACAGGAGCGCTGCGTCTCGCTCCTGTATAAAATTTTTCATGTCCATGTTCACTTCACCTCCGGTGGCTCCGGCAGCGGCATCCAGTGGGAGACGGCAACATCGTCCCTGTCGCCAATCCCAACATGGACACTCCATTCCGCTCTCTTTGGAGCACACCAGCCCATATAAACACCCCACCGCTCATGCCAAAAAGCCACAACGAGGACATTGCCACGATCCTCGGGCAGTCTGTCCTTGACGCTGATCCACGGCGCATCCCGCAGCGCCTTAATCGCCTCCCGAATGATGGCGCAACCACTGGTGGAACAGTTGTGCTCGTGCCCGCAGCCCAGGCAGGCCAGAGAGCCGGTCTCGACGCTCAGTTGACTCAACGCGGAAATCAGATCATCAATTTTCATTTTTTGCATTCTCTCCTGCCTCCCTCCCATCAGGATCATAGCCAAACCAGCTAATGATCGCCGAGATCTCCTCAGGCCCCAGGCTCGCAAATTCATCGCCATCTATGCCCGCCACAATGATGGGCCCGCAAAACTCCACTCCACAAAAAATACAGTTGTGTGGCAGCCCCATCAGCCGCCCCTCCTCGTTGCAGATGACCACAGCGTCAGTGGCCAACGTAACGGTCTCGATGTACCCGCCTACACATGCCTGGAGATCTCTCAGCGTGTTCCCAATCTCCCGTACCTCAGGCGCGCAGCCTGGCCCCTTATAAACTACAGTCATGGTTGTTCTCCTTTCTGAACCTAGTTTTAAAATCCCCCGGCTCGAACAGTTCGCACCGCTGGTCCTCTGGCCTGCGTATCTCCGGCGCACGGTGCCCACAGTCGATCACACAGGGCATGGTGTGATAGTCCTGGGACCGCTGCACTGTGCAGCAGTATCCGGCCCCCTGCGGCCGCGTCTCGTCCAGCCATCTACACCCACGGCAGTTCATGTTGTTTTGCCCCTTCCATCCTCATCTGCTCCACCCCGGTCTCCCGGATCTCCACCACCCGCGTGTCTCCGTACCGCTCCAGGCACATGGCCAGGTGCTCCTTCACGCCGATGGCCTGACCAGGCGGGGCGTCTACCTGGATCACGATGGTCAGCATTCTGGTTCCTCCAATTTTCTCGCCCGCCGTTTATACTCCCTCAGCGTGCTATCTGACTGGATCCCAGTTCGCCGCATGATCTCTCTATCGGTCATCCCGGCCCGCATACAGGCCGCCACCTTCCGGACGTCAAACTTCGGCTTCTGGCCCCGGCCGGCGGAGTAGTCCTTCCCGTCGCTCACATACAGCGGGCAGGCGACCACATGGTAAGAGGCCCCGCAGCCCCGCTTCCAAGTCGGTTCTGCCGTCCACCCGGGAACGGGCTGGAATTTGATCCGCTTGGTCTCTGGATCCCGCTCAGACCACGGGCAGTCTCCATAGCACTTTGCGCAGCTCAGGCATAGTGTGTCAGCCATGGGCAGCCTCCCACACGCCGGCCTCCCGGAGCAGCGCATTCCACTCCCCGGGGCTCATTCCCCGGGCCGCAGCCTCCCGCAATGTGGGCAGCCCACGCTCCCGCAGTTCCTGGTGCCACTCCTCCTGCCAGTCATCCAATTCCTTCCGCTTTTTCTCCATAGCTTCTAACAGGCCATCTGGGGCGTTTTTCTCTGCCCCCTTGTCTCTTATGGGAGGGAGATATGCCGCCAGTTCCGAGGGATCCGGAAAAAATCGGTTTTCCCGCGCTCTCTGAACCACTGCGCTCCTGACTTGCGCATAGCTCCAGGGCTTCAATATCTCTGCCCAGATTGCCAGCGTCACGTTGTCACGCGGCTTCTTCTTGCCTTGGTAGATCTGTTCCAGCAGGTCAAACGTCCTGCATACGTCCTCTTTTGTCAAATCGCACCTCTCGTTTTTGGGGCGGGGGTCCACCTTCCAGTCGCCGCTCCCTGTTCTTCTCTTAGAGCTCTTTCAGTAGCGCGCCCCCCGTTAGAAGTAGATGGTATAGTTTTTTGAGTTCTATCTTTAGAACTACCTCTCCTATCCCTATACCTCTCCTATCCTATCCTATGTGTCATTCGCAGGCCGCAAATGGGCATTTGCATGACGCAGATGGACGTTACCCACCGTTTTTGGGTATGAAAACCAAACCGACGCTCTCGTCGGCTCCCAAGAGCCAATAATCGGCTATGACAGACCTTACCCGGCGTTTTTTCAGCGCCGGCACAAAACTGCGCTGGATGCCCCTGCTCGTAAGTACTCCGTGCCCCTCGTACAGCATGCGGTCAAACAAGCCAATACGCAAGCACAGCCCAACGGTATCCTGTACCGCCTTTGACCCAACTCCGCCGCCGATCCGTCGTGCAACGCTGGCGGCATCATCGCAGGTCCATGGCAAAAAGTATCCATGCAGCCCGAAGGCCCTTTGGCAAAGATAGAAATAGATCGTAAACCCGGCCACACCCTGGCCGTCGATCAGCTTGTCTATCTTCGGATCTTCAAATACGTCCGTGGCCCAGCCGGAGAACTCAATGCCCTCCTTCGGCCGTCCGGCCATCTCATCACCCGCTTTCTACCGGCGGGG